ATATTATTCTCCTACATATTCATAGTAACCAACAACAACTCTTTTCCATGCCGGAGAGGACAGCCTGTCCACGTTTACACCGATGCGTTCCCTTGTATGGATAAATCTGTCATCGCCAATGTACACAGCAGTATGATTTACCACGCCCACTGGCGAACCAAACCGCATAGCAATCACACATGGCACTTTTGGCTCTTTGATTTCACGCCACGGATAATTCTTTGAGTTCCCCTGAATCAGTTCATTAACACGGCACATATCATCATAGTGATACTGTACATCGTATTCAGGAATGTTATATCCGTACCGCTTATACACTTCTCTAACCAATCCGTAGCAATCAAAGCCTACGTTTTTATCTCTGCCACGGTTTACAAACGGAACGCCAATCAAATCTGTATAATCAATCATTTCGTTGCGTACACCCCTTTTTGGTCTATGCCAGGATAACCACCAAAACGTCTGCTATTGCCGTGATTTTTGCAATCCTCTAAAGTATGCGTACAAGAGCCAAGAAAGCCAGCATACCCACACCGAACGCCTTTATAAGCGAACCGACAGTTGTTTTTCATGTATCTGTCCAGCGGTCTGCGTGAACGTGCGCTGTAATCTGTGCCAAGTGTAAACTCAACCCACTGCTGGTCAACCTTACAAGACAGCACAGTATAATATTCTTCCAAGTCAGCGTCACCATTCATATTCAGCGAATTGACAACACGCAAGATAACCTGTGTACCAACGCCACCGCCACTGTCCTCAACGTACCACTGCAAACCTTGTGCTACGTTACTGACTTTCAAGCTGACATTAGGGTCAGAGCCGTCACTTTCTTCTGATGTTTCGCCTATCTGAAACGGAAACGCCTGATATAACTGCCCTTTCCATACAACGTCTTCGTTGTTGTAGCAGATATATACAGTATTCTGTAAACGTATTTCAAGCAGAATCAGAAACGCACTATCGGTAGACAGCTTATTTTTCTCTGCTTTAGATATTGCTGAAATAGATAACATAGTATCATGCCTCTTGTAGTTTCAAACTAACTTCCCAATAATTAACTGTTTTCAAACTTGCCTTAAATTCCTTGCACCGCACAGAATAAACCACGTTGTCAATAGGATTTGTCCAGTTGAAAACATTGGCTTTAAAGTGTGCAATGTTCTTAACAAAGTTTTCCAAAACAAGAAAATCACTTTGCTTCATGCCGCCCCATTTCAGATTCCATGTAGTGCGTGATTTTGTAAATTTCCTACGGCTCTGCACCGTGCCATCTTCAAACTGACTTGTAATGGAATTATCTTCGTATTCCGGCTCAAACGGATATTCAGGATTAGGTAATGTCGGAAAATTCATAGTTACCCCCATAAGAAAAGGAGTGGCTTATGTTGTAGCCACTCCCTTTAACATACTTCTCATGCCCATGTAATTACTGTTTACTGCTTCAATTACAGTGGAAATAATGAGTGTTTTACCATCAAACTTCACGTTTGCGTTATCTGCTTTGACTTCCTGTCCAGATTGGTTAATAACTTCCACCTTTACGTTTTCAATGCCATTTCCCAACATGGACTTGGTTTCATTGTTGTTATACACTCGTCCGGCAGAGCCAAAACGTACCAGTTCCGGGCCTTGCTCACCAACAATAGCGGTCTGTCCAGCTTTGAAATTGCCACCGCTGGCGAATGTACCAATGCCGCCAGGAGTAAACAAGCTGCCGCCTGTAAAACTGCTTGCCCAACTACTTGAAACACTTCCTATGCTAACGCTGCCACCACCTAAACCGATTGCACCCATGATAGCTCTGGTAATCAAACCACGAATAATGATTTGCGTCATGGATTTCAGTATGGTATTAGTTACGTCCTGACAGAACTGCTTAAACTTATCTTTTGCGCTGCCGGTGCTTGATACCAACGTAACAAGACTTCCCTCAATGGAATCGAAAGCACCAACAACTTGATTCTTGAAATTAATCTGCCTATTAGCAATTTCATCCAATGCTTGCGTCCAACCACTCTTAAATTCGTACACAGAATTTTCATTAATCTGCTTCTGTACATTAGCAAGTTCCTGCTCTAACTGCATTCTGCGGTCACGATTTTCAATGTTAGCCGCCAGCAATTCTTCCAAATACGCTTTGTGATTTTCAAGCCGTTCCGCAAGTACCGCACGTTGCTCTTCCATAGTACCGCCCATAGTATAAATGCGGTTTGCGGCTTCTTCATCCTGCTTCATGTACTTTAAGTACTCATCCTGCTGCGCTTCGGTAGCTTTCTTTTCCATTGCAAGCTGATATTCAAGCTGCTTGTTACGAACTTCGCCAACGTCAACACCTAACTGCTGTGCCTTAACAATATCTTTTTCATATCCGGCAATCTTATCCCTTGCCTGTGCCATTACCTTATCGTAAGCAGTAGTCTGACCTGACATATTGGCAATTTCTTTGTTCAGATCTTCATAAATTTTCAGCATCTTGGCAGCGTATTCTTCGGCTTTATTCGCCTTAGATGCACCACCACCTTTTTTACCGCCACCGGAAGAACCACCAGCACCGCCAAATTTTAGGCCAATGTCACCTGTGGCAGTAGAATCAATCCATGCGTGTGCGTCTTTAACTCGTTCTTCTGGATCAAGTTCATGATTTTGCGAATTTGCAACGATTTTATTTGTGTAAGAAACCTCTTCGCCTGTCCACGGATCTATCTGTGAAGCAGTGCCTGTTTTTTCATAGTCCTTGTATTTGCTGTAAATAAGTCCACCTACAGCAGCCGCAACGCCACCGGCAACAGCAAAACTACCAAGTCCTGCGCCAACTTTAGCCATTGCAAACTTATTCAGCCATTCAATGCCGTGTGCCAGCGCAGGAATCATGCCGGATATAGCACTGCTGATAGAACCGATTGCCATAGCAAACATACTTGCTTGCATTGCCGCATTTCCTGCGGATTCCCACCACTCTTTGTTCTTTTCGTCAGCCTGTCCTATGACATCACACAAAATGCCAACGCCCATAGACAGATTGCCAAAAGTAGAAATCATGGCGTTTGCACGTTCAATTGTTTTGGCCTTTGCACCATCCAAACCTACTTGTGCTTCTTTGTTAGCCAACACCTGTTCCGTGTTTTTCAGTAATGCCGTAGTCTCTTCATTGGTAGCAGACATAACAGCATTTAACAATTCAATATGCCGTCTTTCTACTTCCTCTGTAGCCATCCCACGCTTCTGCATCTCGGCAATCAAACGCTGTTCACGTTCAATGATGTTAGTAAGTGCCTTGTATGCTCCCTCACCGCCTTGCCGATATGCATTTGCCAAAGCGGATTGTTCTAAAACAAGTTTATTGTTTAAAACAATCTCTTCCTGTTTAACAGCAAGATTTTCTTTTGTTTGTATAAAGTTTTGAGCAGACGCAAGAATCTGTTTTTCAATAACCGCTGCTGCATCCTGCCCACCTTTTTTAAGTGCGCCAGTGTATTGCAACGTCAAGTTATAAACTTGTTCTTCCTCAAGTTTTAACTGTTGCAGTTTGGCAATCAATTCATTGGTAGAGTCAACTTGCCATTTATAAGGTTTTTTATCTCCAGTTCCACCCAAAAAGTTTGTAACTTTTTCTTTGTCTGTAAGACGTTTTGTGCTTTGTTCTCTGACTACTTTCCTAATGGCTTGCAGTTCCGTATCATAAGCTTGTTTAACAGCATTTTCATATTCTTTCGCTTGCTGTATCTGTTTTGCATAAGCGTCAAAATTAAGGAGCATTTGTTGTGTATTTTTCGTATCGCCATCTGCAATCAATGTCAATACTTCTTTCTGCATTGCTCCTGCCATTTTTGCGTCCACGCCCATCTTCTGCCATTTGGCAGCAAGATTCGTAACGCTGTTTGCATTGCTGTTAATCATGCTGTTCAGGGAATTCATACGCCCTAATTCAGACATGAACGCATCAATGGACGCATTATACACATTCTGCTGTTCCGTTACTCGTTGTAAGTCAGCAATGCGCCCTCTTAATTTGTCTGTAACGCCTTG